AAGCCTCTTGTTTGTTAGCGTGGTTTTTAACTCTATTTTCAAATGTTTTTATTTCTTGTGTTTGTAATATGTTTTGATTTATACCGATAGCTTGTGCGATAGCTGCTAGTTTTCTAGCCTGCTCTTGCTGTTTAAAATTAATTTTACCAACCTGTGCTTTTGCTTTTGCCGCTCTTTCTACTTGTGCAATCTTACCTACTTCATTAAGTAGTTGAGTTCCTGCTCCTGCAATTGCTGGAGCTATTCTACCACCAACCGTTGGTCTCATTAAAGCAAGACCAGCTTTTGCTAGTGCTAAATATTTATCACTCTTGTAACTTGGCGTTGGAAACATTGCATCAAGCTCTTCTTTTGTTTTTGCTTTTCCTGTTACAAGATCTGCAAATGCTTCTCTGTCTAATAAAAGTGATAGTAAATTAAGCTGGGGTTCTGGCCCTGGCTCTGGCAAATTAGTAAAAATACTTCCAGGTAAAGTTGTCGGCATTGTGTTTACGCCAGCCCCTGTATTTGTAGTAACTCTGCCTATATTTTCTGGTTGTGCAATATCTGTGCCACTACTTTCAGTGCCTACATCAAATATATCTTCTTCTAAATTAGGATCAGGATATGTTACCATTAATTACTCCCTTGGTTACCAAATAGGGCTCCAAATGTTCCTAGACCAGATATACCTGCTCCTATCGCACCTAATAGTGGATTAGTAAACGGTATAGGCTGTTCAATTGTTCTCTGTTGAGCAGAAGGCACTCTTGATAGTTGGTCCTGTACAAATCTTAATCTATTCAATGGCTCTTGTTGTCTAGCTGTTGTTAATCTTAACGTTTCATCAGCTAATGCTTGGTTTCTAGCTTGTCTCTGTCCACCTATTGTTCCTAAAGTTCCTACCCCTTGTTGTCCTAAACCAAATCCTAATTGTCCTAAACCAGCTATACCTTGTCCTAAATTAGCCTGTCCTTGTCCTGCTTGTCCCAAAGCTTGACCAACACCTAAATTTCTAGCTTGTGCTCTTTCAAAAGTATCCATGGCTTTTGCTTGAGCTTGTTGAAAGTTTCTTGATAAGTCCTCTGATATTCTTCTTGATTTTATATCTTGTAAGTTTTTGGCTAATTCTGCTTCTTGCACACCAAATCTGGATCCTCCAAAAGCTCCTGCTTTTTGTGCCTGTGTTGCTAAGTTAGCTTGCGCTTTTGCAGCTTCTTCGTCCATTTGTTTTAATGCTTGCTGTGTTACGTCAGCTTGGTATTGATCAAAAAACTGTTGATAATTACTTTGGCTAGGATCAAATTGACCTTGCGCAGCTTGTAATGCTGGTATGCCACTGGCCGCGGTCTGCTGACCTGCTTGCATTCCTGCTAAGGCTTGATCTAAGAAAGGTTGAAAAGATGCTACTCCAGTTCTAGTAACAGATCCTGTTTGAGGATCAAAAGTAAAACCTAACTGTCTAGCAGCTTCACCAAATCCTGCTTGTTGAAATTCTTCAAAAGGAGCTATTGCTCTTTCTTGAGGAGTTATTGGTTGATCTGTCGCCGCAAAGACAGAATCCATTAAACGTCTTCTATAGTCCTCTAAAAACGGGGCTTCTCTAGATATCTGTGTGGTTACGTTATCGCCGTTTGCCATTATGCTGTTGGTCCTTTCGAAGACTCAGGGTCTAATTTATTCATTAAATTATACATTGCATTAGGTCCGCCTGCATTGTCAACAGCTTTAGCTGTGAATACAAACTCACCATTACTTAACATGGCTGGTATCTTATCATCTTTTGGTCCACCTGGTCCACGTACCATGCCTCTTTTTTCTAATCCGCCCAGTGCTAATCCAATAACACCACCCGTGTTTGCTTGTCTAACCTCGTTGGACATACCACTCATAGGAACAGATACTAAACCTGGATCAACTTTTCTATCCATGTTAGCCATGTCTCTAATATTTAAAACGTCCATTAGCTCTGATCTGGCATCAATTGGAGGAGCATCATCAAACATTCCTGCTACGCCGCCCATAGCCATACCGCCTCGTGTGGCTGCTACATCTTCATACTGACCTGTAGCTGTATTATATCTTAAACCTTTTAACATGTCCTCTGCTGGAGTTGGAGATAATCCATAGTCAGCAGGGTTAGGGTTCTCGCCTCTTGCTTTTGCAGAGTAATAATCATCGACTGCACTTCTATATTCTTTTGCTGCTGCAGGATCTTCTGGTGTGTCACCTACTAGAGCTAAGTATGTTGCGAGCCCTGGGCCGAGAGTCGCGGCTATTGATCCAAGAAGTTTACCTTTACCTGTTAATCCATCTTTATCATACAGACCTGTTAATATGTCTGTCATTTTAAATCTACCGCCAGTAGCGTCTTCTGTTTGGTTTGCTAAAGCCTGTAAACCTCTCATTTGTTCACCGAATTTTAAATTAGATTCCATAGGTGAAGTAAACTGTCCCCCGCCCATATTAGCTGCATCAGCAGCGTCCATGCTGCTCATTCTTGTTCCTACTTGACCTGAACTAGTATCAATTACATTGCCAGCGTCGTCCGTAGTGACTGCATTTGGGTTTAAAAACTGTTGTGCAAAATCAGTGCCGACAAGTTTTTCTGTGCCTTTTGTTAAAGCTTGATTGACTAAAAAACTCTGTAAAGGATTCTTTTGATACTGAGACGTTAGTATATTTGGCAAAAACTTAGTTGCCATTTGAACCATAGGGTTTGCTTTGCCAAAAAATGGCAATCCCGTTACAGCTCCTGCTGCAATAGCTATGGCTTCTGGGCTATTTTTAAGTGTTGCCCTAACTTTTCTAAAAAAATTTTTAAACATGTACTCCTAGCAATTCATGATATTGTTAAAATGCAAGGAGGCTGCCTTGAATATACGCCTAATTAATTGTATATTTATAGGCAAATTATTGATATATGACAACAGATAAATCATAAGTTAGAAAGGAATTAAGATGGCAGAACAGCTCAAGCACGAATTTCAGGCATTTAGGCCCTTCGGTCCTACTATTTTTAAAGGTTCTTTACCAGAATCGCTAATAAAATTGTTAGATGATAAAGCAACGCAAATTATGGAAAATAAAAAAATGTCTAAAGATTGGGATCATTCTATGCATCTTGCTGGTAATGTAAAACAAGAAGTTAGATATCCTCCAGCGTGGATGATATCAACTGAGTTTGCACCCATGAGCAATTCTTTAAATATGATAATACATAAATATTTAGAACAACCACCCATGGTTAATACTATATCGCCAGATAAAGTTGAAAAAGTATTAATAACTAGTATGTGGGTCGTATCACAGTGGTCAGGTGATTTTAATCCATCACATGTTCATGATGGTGATTTGTCTGGTGTGATATATTTAAGAATACCACCAAGTTTAAAAGAAGAATATGCAAAAGAGGATCATTTTCCTTGTGTTGGAGATATTCAATGGCAGTGTGGGCAAGCTGCAACCTTTAATGGTCATACTTTTCAAGCAACGCCTAAAGTAGGAGACATCTATCTTTTTCCTTCTTGGTTATCCCACATGGTTTATCCATTTAGAACACAAGACGAGGAAAGAAGATCTGTGTCTTTTAATGTTCAAGTGAAAAGAAAAAAAGATAAGGATGAGCAGCAAATCTAATACACCTTTTCCTATGGTAAGGATTACGTGGCATGATGCTAAAGATACAGAAACAGGGTGGTTGCACATAAAAGATATTGTTTCTGCTCCGTTGGCCGTGTGCGAAGAAGTGGGATACATGGTTGTAAACAATGATGACAAAATTGTAATTATGCGTTCTTGGTGTATAGACAAAGACGACAATCATGGCGGTGGTGCGATCGCAATACCTCGTGGTTGGGTTAGAAAAATAGAATATTTAAGGGTAGAATATGCAACACAATAGTAACACTGAATTTGTTATGTACGTTGATAATTTTTTATCAATAGAAACTTTAGAATCACTACAAGAAACTTTCTTAAATATTAATTACGGAGAGGTAAAAAACCCAGAGGGTCAAGTATATGGTTACAGACATACTTTTCCGCATAGCTTTCATACAGATCCGTTATTAAAGTTAATAAAAGATTATTTTTTTCCTAATAGAAACTTAGAGCCTATTTCTGTCAGTGCTCATAAAAGACAGAATAATAAAGAGCCTTTATTTCATGTGGACGTAGAAAAAGATAATGTCGCAAATTTTTTATTATTTGTAAAAGGTGAGCCTTTACTTAACAATGGTACTGGTTTTATGACTGGTAAGTCACTGTCATCACATATAGGTTTTATAGAAAACAGGGCTTTGTTTTTTAATGGTAGTAAAATACCACATTCAGATTTACAATCTTTTGGAGACAGTTCAGAAAGATATACACTTAATATTTTTTATAAAGATGCATAAAGTTTTTATTGGTACTCCTTGTTATGGTGGATTAATTACTAGTGATTATTTTAAAAGCTGTATGCAACTTGTTGCCTTAGCTGCTAGCAAAAAGATAGAGTTACAATTTGGCACTATAGGTAATGAATCACTTATAACCAGAGCAAGAAATACTTTAGTTCAACTTTTTATGGATGGCAACTATACACACCTTTTGTTTGTTGACGCTGATTTAGCTTTTAATCCAGAATCAGTGATAAGAATGCTAGATTATGATAAAGATGTTGTTACTGGTATTTACCCTAGAAAAACGATAGATTGGATAAAAGTCAAAAAGAAACTAAAAGATAACCCAGACATATCTGAAGATGAACTTTTAGCTGCTTCATTACAGTATAATTTAAATGTAAAGAATCCAGATAATATATTACTTGAAAAAGGTTTTATAGAAGTTTTAGACGGTCCTACTG